CGGTGGGTAACGGTTTCTGTTGTCGGGAGTGGGATCGGTTTTGTCGCCAAGTGTTTTAAGGCACTTGCGAACCGATCCCGCTCCTTGGCAGCCGCCATTGGCGGTCCCGTTCCCTCCGCCGTTCGCCAATTCTCGGCCCCACCCCCCCTCCATCCTGGATCCCCAGCGGCTTTCGGTCGCATACTGCGAAAGATACGGCGTAGTCGTACCGGTGCAGCCCGAGCACGGGAGCTTTGTCAGCTCTCGTCCATCGCTCGTGCGCTGCCTCCGGCTGACAACACCGTATGCGACCGTGCCCTGGAGGATCACAGGAGTACACTTGCCAGGAAGGTGGTTGTACCACCTCCGGTGCTCTCTGAACTCCGCGAGTTTTCCGTGAATTGGGGCAAACGGTTTGGGCGATTTGCCAATACGTCCGTTGCTTCTCTCAGCGCTAGCTCCTCCGCTTCCTTGGATTACTCCCGAAAACTTGGCGGCCTTAGGGCCGACTTGAAATCGGTAGTTGATACCTGGAGCGGTGAGCCGGCTGGGAGTGCTTCGGACGGCGCCCATCCCGCGCCCACGTTTTCGGATCCCACTCGCTTCACTCACCAAGGTGAGTTGAATCGGCAACAATATCAACTTCAAGGTGTCGTTCCGACCCGGGACGTTGTGGAGTATGTGGTCAACATATTCCAAGACCCGGATCTGGAACGCACCCGTGTTGCCAGGATGATCAGGGACACCTCCCTTAGGCGGTTTGTTAACCGCCACGGCCCCCTCCCTTGTCGGGCGACTACGGTGCGAGAACGCGGGTTCAAGGCCCGCGTCGTTACCAAGTCGCCTTCCGACGTTGTAGAGGTCGGCCATCTGGTTCGCAGCGTTGTCTGGCCGATGCTGGAGAAAGACCCTAGGGTTCGCGCTTCGCTTGAAGGCGGTAGACTCGAGGAGGTTTTTGCAAACCTCTCCGAGAACCGCATCAAGTGTCCCGTATCCCTGGGTGATCTCCTTCTGGTATCGGCTGACCTGACAAAGGCGACAGACGGCTTCAGCCGTGACACTATTCTTTGTGTCTGGGATGGCGTGTGTACTGGAGCTCAACTCCCCGAGGATGTCCGTGCACTTGGCACTCGGCTCCTCGGCCCTATGCGTGTCGAATACGACGAAGATTCGGGCCTGGAGGCTTTGGATACAGAGGGTGGCTGCCTGATGGGGCTGCCACTTTCTTGGTTTATCCTCAATATCATCAACCTCTGGGCCTGTGAGTCTTCGATTCGAGAGGCGTGCCAAAGCATTGGCTTGCCGAAGGAGGCTAGTGTCGACCTCTCTCGGTTTGCCACCTGTGGTGACGACCTCGCTGCCGTTATGCCAGCGGCAGCTCACGCAGGGTACGAACGACGGGTTACCAACGTTGG